TAAACCGAGGTTTTTGAGAAGTTCAGCAATCAGATCGGCGTCTTTGATTTCTGCCAGCGCATTTGCTGTCAGCAGGTACTGATCATGCGGGTTTTCAGCCGCAAGATGATCCGCCAGTAACTTATCCGCGTACTGGCGTACCGTCAGGATACTGTCATCCACATATTTCCGCGTTGCCAACACCACGGACGGGTCAATCTTCAGGGTAATGGCGTCGGTGCTGTTAATGATCAGAATCATGCGCACGGTCTGCGTGCGTCCGCTTCCCTCCTGCAGCGCGGGCTTGTAGGTTTCCGGCGTGTTACACACCGCAATCAGCGTGCCGTCCGCATCAAACAGCCCCATTTCCCGGATCCAGAATCCGCCCTCCGTTTCAGGGATCACCTGCTCAGCAATCACCTGGCTGGCATTGGCCGCATCAATGCTCAGCGAATTGATAGCGGCGCGGCGCACCTCGTTAACCAGCTTTGTCTGGCTGGCGTTCGGCGTCGGCAGTGTGCCGCCGCCGTCGCCCACAGCCATCTGTGTGATGTTCAGTTTTGTGCCGAGCGCGGCGGCGTTGGCAATCTTCGCCGCGCCCAGGTTGGTTACGATCGCATAGTATTTTTGTGTCATGGTCCCACTTCCATCAGGTCAATAACGTGTACCGCCGCGCCGCCATAAGCCGCGCCGCTGACGGAGATAATTTCCGGGGTGTACGGGTAAACGGTCAGGTCATCACCGTCATAGCTGGCTGCTGCCATGCGTGTTTCGCCGCTGACCTGCAGGTTGATGGACATTCCAAGCAGGTGACGGCTGCAGGGTTTTGCATCGCTGATCAGCCGCTCAAGCTCCTGATATGTTTCTTCAGTAATGCCCTGGTCCTGCACGCCGATGTCCAGCCGGAACGTGCCGGGCGGTTCACTGGTTTTCCACCACTCAATAACCCGGATCAGGAAGCCGAACGGCTCCACCACGCGGCGGATGGCGCTGATGGTGCCTTTGTGCTGATGAATATAAAACGCATCGCTCACCACCTGCCGTTTGACGCTCTCAGCCCAGCTTTCGTCCCAGCGGTCCACTGAAAAGGCCCAGGCCAGATAGGGCAGAAAGCTCACCGGGCAGGTGGCCGGGTTCCACAGGTCGCGCAGCGGCACGTTCAGCCCGGAAATCCCGCTGCACGCCTGCGCTAAACGGCGCTCCAGCGCAGACGAACCGGGCGGCATCAGGCTGCTGTTGCTCATGTCACCCCCTGATCGCCCGCCACGGAAATGTCCGTACCAGTGCAGTAACCCGCCTGCGTGCGGTCCATGATGATGTCCTCCGCCGGTTCGGTGATTTCCACCCAATCCACACCGGCCACACGCATCACCGCCCCGTAGGACTCACGCCGCACGCTGCGCCCCAGCTTTTTCTGTTCAGTAAGGTAAGCCGCCAGATTAGCGTTTGCCGCCTCAAGGCAGGGACCGGCGGCCACGCCGTCGAACAGGTGCAGCCTGGCCTTCACGCTGTAGTTGCGAATAGTTGCCCCCTGAACCGTCACACGGTCGGCCACCGGGCGCACGCTGTCGGCGCTCAGTGCTGTGTCCACTGTAGTCAGCAAATCCGCTGCCGCCGTGCCGTCGCCTTCGCGGCTCAGGACAGTGATCAGTACTTTAGCCGGTGACGGGCTGATGGCTGACACGTCCTGCACCCGGCCATCAGCGCTTTTAGCGTGAAACTCATACGCGCCCGTCGGTCCGGCCACGCTAAGCCCCTCAAACGCCTCCGGCACGCGCACGCGCAGTGCGTCGTCCGATTCCATCACCGCATCCACCGGCGGCACCGCGTCGGGATTCGCAGGCGTAATGGTCAGGCGCTTCACGTTATTGCGGGCGGCCTGCTGGTCCAGATCGCTGCCGATTGCGTAGGCCACCATCACAGCCTGTGCCGCCTCATTGATGCGCTGGCGTAACAGGATTTCGCGGTAGGTGTTTTCCTGCAGACTTTTCACAATCGGCTCAGACTCCAGCGCCAGCACGCGGCGCATGGCGGCCTGTTCATCCGCCGGATAAAGCGCAATCAGCGCCTCTTTGCGCTCAGCGAGCAGCGATTCAAAGTCCGGCACCTCAATAATCTGCGGTGCGGGCAGCTGGGAAAGGTCAATTACTGCCACTGTTCACCCCCGTTGGTACAGACATAGCAACTGGCGAACCGTCATCGCGCTGGCCGGTCAGCTCAACCACCATAGAGCCGTCAAAGTCGCGGGTAAGGTTTACGGTGCTCAGCCTCACGCGAGGTTCCCAGCGGCTGATGGCGACATACACCGCCGCCATGACCTGCAGGCGGATCACGCCGTTCTGTGGCTGGTCAATCAGCACCGACAGCAGCGAACCGTAATCACGCCGGGCGATGCGGCTGCCTTCCGGGGTGATCAGAATGTCGCGCATGCTCTGCCGGATGTGATCGATGTCGGTAATGGCTTCGCCGGTGTCGCGGTTCATGCCGAGATACATCATTGCGGGCCTCCTGACATATCGCCGCCACTCTTAACTTTGTCGTGTAAGTGCTTATCAGCAATTACGCCGTTAGAACTCATTGAACCGCCGCCGTGTGTCACATCGCCGTTCATCGTGGTGTCACCGTTGATCCGTGTCTGGCTGGCCTCTATCCCCAGCGCATCGGTGATCAGCTGAATTCCGTCCGCCGCTTCAATGCGCACGCTTTTGATGTTTTTTATCAGCAACTGGCCGGTTTCCGGCTCGTACTGAAACCAGCCGCCATCCTTAAACACGGTGGTGGTGCCGTCTTCCGAGTAGTCGGGCGGCGGGAAGGCTTCGGAATAAATGGCGGGCAGCGCAAAGGCGGTTTCAAGATTGCCGCCCAAACTCAGCAGTACAACCTGCTCCCCGACGGTGGGTTTCCACCATGTACGGGTGCTACCGGCGCGCAGGGTGAGCCAGTTAATCCAGTTGGTTTCAAGGTCGCCCGTTTTCACCCGGCACAGCCAGTTCACCTGATCAACTTCGGACACGGTGCCGGTGCGGATCAGGTTGGTGATAAGGCGCATGATTTCGGTGAGTTGAGTGTTCATTCATCAATCATGTAGTTAAGGAACATGAAAGAAAATGCTTACACAATGTTTGATTGATGATACAAAACCATCTCCATACATTAGGTTTTCTTTCTCTTTTGCAAGGATGAATTGATGAAACAGACTCACCACACTAATTGGACATCTCTTGAAAATTGCAGGGCTTTGATGTTTTTTACGCAACTGATGGAGGAGTTACTTTTCGATTATACGCATAGCACCTATAAACCCTCGATAATGAACACGCCCGGGTTATGTAATGAAGCTTTGAGTGCAATACGCGATATAGAGAAAGGAAGCATAAATCCAGCCCATATAAACCATATAGTAGAGGAGCTTACTCATAGTCTGAGAGACGATGACGTAGCGCAGAGTCTATTAACGTCCCCTTTAGGCTCAATTCTAAGTGAGCTAAATCAGCAATCATTAAATCTAAGAGACTTAGAAGTCACTCTTGAATTACTTAAAATACAATTAAACACACGTCTTTATGAGCAAGCCTTATTTAAAGGGCTAAAAGAAGCAATAACCGCAGGATACGATACTAAAAGTATTCGAAAGTTAACCAGGCTCACTGTCACTCACTTGATTTCAAGAGGGATTAGTCAAGATTTCATTAGAGATCAGATTAAACAAAACTTTCGTTCAAAATCAAAAAACGTAACCTCAAACGAAGATATTAATAATTTTTTAGGTTCTATACCTCAAGAATCAACTGAATATGATGTTTATTTTATTGTTGATAACTCATTAAAGCATGCCTTGCAATACTTTGAAAGATTCGACATTGAAATACTAGATTCAGCCCCAGCTAACCTAGCAGATGAGAAGTTTTTCAAAACAAACAATCAGCGATTTATTCTGGTAGCAAGGAAAGTAAAAGCATTTGACCCTTATGCGGCTAGAAAAATTGCCGAAGGAGGACTTAAGTTTTCATCAACTCTTATGTCGCTCTACCATCATAAGCAAGAAGCTACCTGGTCGAGTGAAAATATTGTCACCTCTGAAACAAAAATTTATAATATCAGAGCTAATATCAATCCTATGCACCGTTGCAAAGATTTAGTTCCAGAGGCGGCAAATAAAAGAATTGAAGAATTTATGTCTAATTTTAACATGAAAAAAGACTCCTTTTCCAAATTCATACGAAGCGCCCAATTGCATTCAATGGCCTTAAGAACTAAAGACGTCGAAAATCAGATACTAAACCTTTGGATTGCCTTAGAATCTTTGGTTCCTGATGACTCTAAGGATGAAAAAACCAACACAATTCAACATATTGTTGATTCGATGATTCCATTTCTAAATCATGGTTATATTGATGGGCTTATTAACAATCTCATCAAGGATCTGCTACGCTGGAATTACCAAAGTACAACCAGCCTTCTTAAGTTAACCGGAAATGATAGTTACACAAAGTCGTTATGTTTGATTTTTTTCTCGGAAGAGCACCAAGCCGCTTTAATTGATTTTCGCCAGAAGCTTAATAGCTTCCCTTTGTTGATTGACAGATTTGATCATATTCAAGAGCTCACGTCCTCACCTGCAAACATAATCAAAGCTTTAGATAATCATGCAAAAAGGATTGAATGGCAAATAAAAAGAATATATCGGACAAGAAATATAATTGTTCATACAGGGAATACTCCACCTAGAACAGGTATACTAGTCGAACACACTCATGACTATCTTGACACAGTTTTTAACCTGCTCATAAAACTCGCATCGAATCCAATTCAGATTCTTTCCGTCCCACAAGGCTTTAAATATATTCAAATGGAATATAAAATGAGAGGAAAAAAACTCTCTAAAAACAACTTAAATTTTGATAGCAATAATATCTTGAGCTTAATATTTTCCAATTAATTATCATGTTATTTTCTATGGCATGACAACCAAGCTATAAGAGCGTCGTTGATTGAGTTAGTGACTTGATCATTTAACCCAATCAATTGGCGCACTTTCACTCTCACTTCAATTTTACTACGCTTATTTATTCTTTCTTTCAAGCCAAAATGATGGACTTTTGCAATCCGTTGAACATTGCCATTAAAACTAACTTCTGAATGATCTGTTGCTGCCTGAATTTTAAGATATTTTGCCGTTTTCAGCTTCGCAAACATGCCGCGACGGATGCGCCCCTTTTTGCTGCGGGCGCTGACGCGGCGCGGCTCCCATGCGGTGCCGTCCGGAGAACGTTGTGCTGTGATGTTTGACTGCTGAATGCGGCGCACGTCGTGTGCCACCTCGCGCAGCATCTTTTTCCGGGCTGCCGGTTCCAGCTGTGAGAGAAGCGCAGCCAGCCAGGCATCCACTTCATGCAGTTCAGCCATGCTTCACCGTCCAGAATTCCTCCGGCGCGTCCGGCTCCGGCTCCGCTTCGATATGTGCATTGCCGTTCTCAACCGTCGCTATCACGCGCTCGGTCAGCTTCAGGTCTATGCTGATGTCACAGCGGTCATTAGCAAGAATATCGACCTCAAACGAAAACAGCTTTTCTCGCGCCTCGCTGTTCTGCAGCGCGTCGGGCTGGTTTTCCCGCAGCCACAAAAGCACCGGGGCCATCAGTAGATTTTGGTCGCCGGTGAAGTCGGTGATCACCACGTTCAGCGTGTAGCGATACTCCCACGACAGGGACGCGGCGGACGTGGCGACCAGCTGGCCGCTGTCCACGAACAGGTGCAGGCGGTCCGGGTTTTCGGCAACGTAGGGGACCGACTTATTCAGTGCGCTGCGTAAGGACTGCGGCTTGTTCATCGTCTTTTTCCTGACAGCTGATGATGGTATCCACCTTACCGGCACATGCCGCCCAGGCGGCCTCGGTTTCGTCCAGCAGGGCCAGGAGGTCGCCGTTAGTGCGCGGCGCTGCCGGATCCAGCTGGCAGCGGGTGATTTTCGGACAGCCACTCACGGTAAGATTCACCTCCTGCGAGGGCCGGTCGCTGGCGCAGCCGGATAACAGGATCAGGCAAAGCGGTATCACTCCAGCGGCGCAGGTCTTCATTTTCACGTTTCAGCTCCTCAATTTTTCGCTGCCGGTCGCGCAGCAGCTGGCCGTTGCGTTCGGCGGCGGCGTAAAGCTGCGTCTGTGCCTGGTTGCTGGTCTGCGTCAGGATGTTCAGGGCAATCAGCTGACTGTTTTTCTGGCTCAGCTTTTTCCCCTGGCCCGCAATAGTTTCCTGCTGCGCATCAATCCTGCCGTGGGCGCTGCTCAGCCGGTAAGACTGCACGCCGGTGATGACCATCAGGATCAGCACGATGGCGATCAGTACCCGAATCAT